TGGCTTTACCGTAGCTTAAATTAAAAATGACTTATGCCTATTTACAAAGCTAAAATCAAGTGTTTCGTTGGTCAATCATTACGAGAAATTGGCGAAGAATTTGAGTATAACGGAGAATTTTGCAAGCATCTTGAATTAGTTAGTGGTCAAGAACCTCAACCACCTGTAGCGTCTACTACACCTGTGGAAGCTGAAGTTAAGACAACTAATTTAGAATTGATGACTAAAGCAGAACTTGAAGTTTATGGTCGTTCTATCGGTATTGAACTTGATAGAAGACAAACAAAAGATACTTTAATTAAACAACTTGAAGCAGCTAATAAATAGGCTAAGTCTTCTTATTTGACATACAGGGGGCTAGTAGTATTACTGCTATCCTCCTCTTTTTATAGGAGATGTAATGGCAACTGAAGTAGATATTTGCAACCTTGCCCTAGCGCACTTGGGTGATGATGCAACAATAGCTTCGATAAATCCACCAGAAGGATCAGCGCAAGCAGAAAAAGCTGCACGGTTTTATCCTATTGCAAGAAACACTTTGCTACAAATGCATACTTGGAACTTTGCTTCTAAACGTGGAAATTTAGCATTAACAACTAATACTCTTGATCAATGGGATTATGCATATACTGCACCTGCTGACATGATGTCACCTGTTGCAATAATATCTCCATCATCACAAAATGATTACGCTACAAGAATGTCTGCTGGTGATACTCCCGGAGGTATAACAAGTAATTATGCACCAACAATTGTAGCTGGACAATATACACCGCAGCAATTTGCGGTAGAAGGAGCATATATTTATACCAATCAAGAAAATGCAATGTTGAGATATCAAAGTAAAATTACTGACACATCTATATTTAGTGATTTATTTGTTATTACATTGTCTTGGCATTTAGCATCAATGCTTGCAGGGCCAATAATAAAAGGTGATCAAGGTATGGCAGAAGCTAAACGATCTACACAAATGATGATGGGATATTTATCAAGTGCAAAACAAGCAGACAATTTACATAGAGATATAACGGTAGAACATATAGTTCCTTGGACATCAGGGAGGTAATCAATGCCAGTTACACGCACGTTTTCTAGATCTTTTTCTGGAGGTGAAATATCACCAGAAATGTTTGGTCGTATAGATGATGCCAAATTTCAACAAGGTGCAGCTACAATGCGTAATTTTGTAGCAAAACCCCAAGGGCCAGCAGAAAACAGACCGGGATTTTCGTTTGTAAGAGAAGTAAAAAACAGTAATCAATCCGTAAGATTATTATCTTTTACTTTTTCTACAGTGCAGACAATGATAATTGAGATGGGTAATGAATATTTTAGATTTCATACATTAGGACAAACTTTATTTTATAGCGATGGTGCTGCATATAATAACAGTACAAATTATTCAGTTGGTGATATAGCTAAAAGTGGCGGTGTAAATTATTATTCTCGAACAGGCGCACAAGGTCAAGCAGTATCAAATAGTACTCATTGGTATGCTATGCCAACAAATCCTAATATTTACGAAATTCCTCATCCATATCAACAAGCAGAATTATTTGATGTGCATTATGTGCAATCTGCTGACGTTATGACATTAGTGCATCCTAATCATGCACCTAGAGAATTAAGAAGATTAAGCGCAACTAAATGGGAACTTCAAACAATTAACTTTGCTAGTCCATTAGCGTCACCTACAGGTGTAAGTGTATCTGCATATATACCTTCATCAAGTAGTACTAACACAGATACTTATGAAGCTCATGAATATGTTGTTACCGCAGTGGCAAGTAACCTTGTTGATGAAAGCGCACAATCAGGTTCTGCATCTGTACAAAATAATATTTATGTAACAGGAGCTAAAAATACTATTTCATGGAACGCAGTTAGTGGAGCATCAAAATACAGAGTATATAAAGAACAAGCTGGTATATATGGTTTTCTTGGAGAGACAACTTCTACAAGTATTATAGATGCAAATATTGCACCAAACTTTTCTCGTACACCACCTATTTACGAAAACGAATTTCAATCTACAAATAATTTTCCCGGTGCTGTATCTTATTTTGAACAACGAAGAGTGTTTGCTGGAACTAATAATGAACCGCAAACTATATTGATGACAAAATCTGGTACTGAAAGTAATTTATCTTTTGGTTTACCAATACGAGATGATGACCGAATTAAGTTTAGAGTTGCTGCTCGTGAATCAAACACTATAAGACACATAGTTCCACTAACAAACTTACTTATGCTTACAGGGTCAGCAGAGTGGCGTGTATCATCTATTAACAGTGATGCTATAACACCTACCTCTATATCTGTAAAACCACAATCATATGTTGGTGCTAATAATGCACAACCAGTAATTGTAAATAACAGTATGGTATATGCTGCATCTCGTGGTGGTCACGTTAGAGAACTAGGTTATAACTGGCAAGCTAATGGTTTTATTACTGGTGACTTGTCATTGCGTGCGCCACATTTGTTTGATAATTTAACTGTTACAGATATGGCTTTATCAAAAGCTCCTATTCCTATTGTTTGGTTTATAAGCAGTGGCGGTAAATTATTAGGTTTTACATATGTTCCAGAACAAACTATTGGAGCATGGCATCAGCATGACACTGACGGTACATTTGAAAGCGTTGCAGTAGTGTCTGAAGGTAATGATGACGTATTGTATTGTGTTGTAAAAAGAACTATTAATGGCGCAACTAAAAAGTATGTAGAGCGTTTAGGTACAAGATTGTTTAATGATGCACGAGATTGTTTTTTTGTTGATTGCGGTAGCACATACAACGGTACAAATACAAATACAAACCAAACAGTAACTATATCTGGCGGTACAAATTATACAAGAGGAGAAAGCGTTACTATAACTGCAAACTATAATTTATTTAATGCACCACCAAGTCTTGATGATGTAGGCGATGCAATAGTTTTAATAAGCGGATCTAATTATTATCGTTGCAATATAACTGCTACAACAAATCAAACGGTAGCAACAGTTAAGTTAGACGTAGATTTACCTGCAAGTTTACGCAATACAGGAATTACAACATATGAAGTTGCAAGAAATGTTATTTCTGGGTTAGATCATTTAGAAGGCAAAACAGTAAGTATATTGGCAGATGCTGCTGTACATCCACAAAGAGTAGTGTCTAGTGGTTCTATAACATTAGAACGTGCATCTAGTGTTGTTCATGTAGGTTTAGAATACGAAAGTGATTTGCAAAGTATGCCAATGGCATTGCAGACAGAAGCGTTTGGCCAAGGCCGTGTAAAAAATATAAATCATGTATGGTTACGAGTATTAGAATCTTCTGGTATATTTGCTGGCCCTAGTGCAGATAAATTAGTAGAAGCAAAACAACGTACAACTGAAC